TTAATTGAATCAGAAAATTTGGTTGAGTCCAAGTTGATACCAACCTGTGCATCCAAATCATTCGAAGAAATTGCTTCTTGAACTATATCATCAATTGCCATATCAACCTCTGGTATCAATGACATCTGTCGATATCTTACGATTAAATCTTGTTCAGATTTAACCCCACCTTCCATGTCAAGGAATGTCCCTTGGGCCATTCCACCACCTATTGCATAACCACCTTGCCCAACTTCTACAACCTGAGCTCCATCATCATTAATAGGTGCAACAAAGGTAGGTGCTTGTCCCTCTGCGTCTTTCCTCTTTATTTCAAATCCAAATATTTCCATAATATATATTTATAACACTAAGAGATAGAACCCTAATTAAAGAGTTCTTTCCCAGTGTGAATAACTGAATGTTACATCAAAAGTCTGTAATTCATCAGCAGTATCGTAACTTAAGTCGACCTGTGCTAATGTTTGAGGATACATGTTAAACAACTCGTAAGTTGCAATAACACTGTCATCCCTATTTAATTGTGATACAGAAGCTCTTGAAACCAAATAGTCTAGGTCTGTTGCACCAACACCACTATCCATTTGTTGTATACTTTCCATCCAATTTTCTACTGCTGTTCTTGCAGTAAAGTTGATATCGTTAATGATTGTTATTGTCCAATCTTCGAAAGTCCTATCCCCAGCAATTTTTAGTTTATGTCCTCTAAAAGGAATTTCAACTACTGGAAGGGTTGAGCCTGGAATTGCTGCAGTTTTGCACATAAATTCTATTGACTCACCCATTCTAGGAATGTAGACTCTGAACCTGTTGGAACGAACTCCACCAGCAATCAACTGTGATTTAAATTCATCTATAGTTGCCATGTCTTACTCCTTAGTTTCCATACTGGGTGTTAGTAGCACCATATACTTCTTCGAACTCAACACCAGACCTAGCTGCAACAAAGTTTAGTGTGATGAAGTTGATACTTCTATTAGGTTTAACGAATATAGAAGCTTGGAATTGATTTGCATCCACCACTGATTGTGGGTTATTTGTGTCATCACAAACAACTTGGAAGTCTACAACACCTCTTCTACCTTTTACTTGTCTTAAGAAAGGTTCAATAGTTGCTCTAAATTGAGCTCTTGTAAATGCATCGTTAAATTCGAATAATTGGAATTTAGCTGCAGTACTTATTGCTTTCTCCATAACAATGAATAATCTTCTAACATTAATTCTATCAAATGCACTTGCACTTGAAAGTAAAGTTTTATCTCCAAACAATACAGTCCCTTGGCCAGGGAAAGTTACTATTGGATTAACTCTCTTCTTATATAGTGCATCTCTCTCAGCTTGATTTGGATTGAAAGACAACTTAGTAATTCCTAAGATTTGTCCTCTATTTAATCCTGCTGGTGAGAACCATGCATCTCTTGCTATATCAGTTCTTGCCATAGTACCTGCTGTATGTGAACATGCTGGTATGTAACAGTAACCATCATTGTACTTATCGTACTGATAGCACCATGCACTATCTAAAGTTGCATAAGAACTTGATGTTAATGTTTCTGCAAAAGATATTATTGATGCACTTGATGTCGCATTACTGACACAATCTTGTTTTCTTGGTGAAATGATTGCCATACAATCTTTTCTACCTTCTGCAACTGCAATCAAGTTATTTGCTTGAGTTGTTGCTTCTGCAAGACTTGTAACATCACCATTTGAACCATCATCCCCATTAAGAGGGCCTGCAATTAAGAAGTCTACATCTTGTGTCTCTGCATCACCAAGATATGTTGAATATCCTGCCTGCTTTTGACCAGATGTTAAATTACTTCCTTCTGTACCATCATCGAATGATTCTGTTATTGGTAATGCATGTGTATCGAATGCAGCACCTGCTGAAGCAAATGTACTACCTGCTTCGGATGTGTTTGAATTGTGATTTGTCCAGAAGATGTAGTCTGAGTTATATCTGATTTTGTTAACATAGTAGTTAGAGTTACCTTCTGCGTCTTTAGCATTAGATGCCATTGAAAGACCTTCGTATACTTCTAAAATTTCTCCAACGATTCCTGTTATAGAACCATCTTCATCTACTACAATAACATGTACCTCATCCAAAGTACTTGAGTTTGCAAGAGCATCTGGACTTGAGCCTGGTGCTTTTGTAAAGTTCTTTGCATATTCCCATTCACGAGCAACATTTGAACTGTTAGATGGAGCAGCCTGTAAACCAGATGTACCATCAGATTCTAATGCAAATGTGAGTGAGTTTGAGGAGATACTAGATATTTTATATCTATCTGAGTGCCCTGCGAAAGTGATTATATCACCAACAACAAAAGCTGCACCAGAGGCAACATCAATTGTAGTATTTCCGACAGCTATAGAGGTGTCAGAAAGTGTAGATGCAGCTCCGAGTGAAAATGCATTTGCACTTGCACAAACAGATACTTTTAAACTATTACCTAAACTACCAACGCATCTCGCTGCGAAATGACCAGCACTAGAAGCTGCACTACCAGTATGGTAGTTTGACTCATAGTAGTGAGTTGGGTTTTTAATTAGTATACCAGCTGAACCAGTTGTTGCATTTAACATTCCTGTTCCTAATGCTCTAACCACCTTTAAGTTATTTCCATATCTCAAAAAGTTTGCAGCTGTATAGAAGTGTTCTTTCTTCATAGATTCCTTAAGGTATGTATCATCACCTTTAGGTTCACCGAAAACACTAACTAATTGTTTTTCATTGGTTATAGTTCTAACTTCATCAACTGGGCCCCAACTAAACATTCCAACATATCCACCAATACTTGATGATACTGCTGGAACAACATTGGTCACATCTATTTCTCTGACTTGAACGCCAGGACTTACTTGAAATGCCATTTTAGTTTTCTCCCATAAAAAGTTTATTTCCTAAACAAATTCAATTTTTTTGATTTGTCCATAGTATTTAGTATTTCTTTGATTTTAAAAAGTTCCATAAGACCCATCTTCCTTATCTTGAACTGTCCATGTATCTCCACCCTCTGTAAAGGTTTCTTGTCTAGTGTAGGTATTTCCATCCATTATTCCTATTGGAACTATATCATTTTCTATTTCTTTCTGTTTTTCTGCATATAACATGGACTTTAAGTCTGCATTTGATAGGTCTTTAAACATTGGAGTTGCAACAAACCATGCAAATAATACACAATTCATTACCATATCATCATGACATCCACCATCTGCCTGCCATGATTGTCCTTTAGATACAAAGGTTGCAAACTCTTGAATAGTATCTGTATCCCTTATATAGAGTTTTTTCTCTTCCATTATCTCTTTCAGAGCTGCACATCCTTGTGCTTTGACCTTCTTGGTCATTCTTACTCCTACTCCATCTGCCTTAATTGCACTCGTTAAGAACATATTTTCGTATTCTAACTCATAGTAGAGTTCTCTACATACCATTGTTCCTTGATTATTATTCTCTACAATGATAAGTGCATCATTATATAGTTTACCATATTTTGCACATATATCTGGTAACAACATAGGAGATATTAAATTGTCTCTAAATGTTGCAACCTGTTCAAACATATTACCATCATGTATATCAAATATAGTAAATGTAGAATAGTCCATTCCCTTACCTTCTGCTGTATCTACAGCCATAATATACTCATGATGAGGTTTAGGTTTTTTATATATCCTTACATTTCCATATAATTCCATAGGATTTTCTGATACTAATCCCAAGATTACATTTGATGGGATGAGAGTTCTCCCTGTCCCTAAGAATGAATTACCAAATTCTTGTTCAAACTGCAACTCTGATGTATTTGATATTGTAGTTTCTTTCCATCTTTCATCTCTGCCAGGCACATCATTCCAGTTAACTTGGTAGTTCGCAAACTCGTTTGACCCTGTAACCGATGCTTCCCAGATACGATGGAACATATTACCTACTCCATTTGCAGTAGATGTAATAATAACCTTAGAGTTCTTACCAGAGGTAATTACTGGATATGTACCAGTATAGAATGGTTCTGCATTCTCTACAAAGGCAAACTCATCAAGATAAAGAAGATTAACAGATAAACCCCTAATCGATGATGTCGTAGTTGCAGATGCAATAATTCTAGAATTGTTTTCAAAGTCTATACTTCCTTTGTTTAGTGATTTAGTTCCTGGCTGTAAAAAGAATGGTACATTCTCCAACATGGTTGTTATACGAGATAACATTTCTCGTGCAGTTGCACCCTTGTTTGCCAATATGGCAACTGTTTGTTCTGGGTGGAACAAGATGTACCAAAGAAGATAGGCACATACTGTGATTGACTTTCCAGATTGTCTACAGGCAAGGACAATGTTAAACCTGTTATCAATAAACTGATTAATAAGATTTTCTTGATATTCATATAAATTAAAGTTGACTAAACCCTCATCTAGTGATATTATTTTTATGTATTTTGCAATGAAGTATGCTGGGTCACGAGTACATTTAAGGTACTCCTGTACCTTTTCATTATCCCATTCTTCTGTAACACCACTTCTTTTTACTTGGGCATTACCTAGATATCCTTCATTCTTCGGCTTCGGCATTCTGTTTCTTCAATAGTTTCTGCAATTCAGCAGTTGAACCTATGAACAACTGATTAGTTGTATTTCCTTTAGGTTTTTCATCTTGTAAGTCATCCATCATTTTCTGGATTTGTAATAGTTTCTCTGATGTCTCTGATACTGTCTTGATTAACTGTCCTGCGACCTCGTAGGTTCTCGGATGTTCACTTTCTTTTGCAAGGTCTAGGATACCCTCAATTGCATCCTGGCCCCTCTCTACGAGTCCATATAGGGTGTTTCTGGTGTATTTGTAGTCTATCTGTTGTTCTTTATCTCTTTCTGAGAATCGACCAACCTCATCTCTAGGGACTAGAACCTTATTAGTTTCTTTAACTACTTCTTCTGCTTCGTGGTTGATATCTAGAAGTTCATCTAGTTTCTCATCTATAGATTGTTTCATAATTAAATATTAGACTTGTCTGTATTGTAATCGAAGTCGTTTCCATCAAAAAAGTTTATTGTTTCAGTTATATTTAGTGGTGCTGTATTTGGACTTGCACCAGTAGGATTAGGCACCATTTTAACCTCACTAGACCTTCCAGCAGTTGTGTCTACTTGACCATCATCTGATATATAAGTTCTTGCACGAACATCTCTAATAATTTCAGAGGATGATATAGAACCATACAGATATGTTTTCATTTCAAAGTTTAAATTCCATGTAATAACTCTACGAGATTGGAAATCTCCTTCGTACTCATCTGTATAAGATACATCTTGAAGTACAATAGGTACATCCCTTTTCTCATTAGTGCCTGGCACTGTAGTCATTGTAACTGTAAAGTCTGGTGTAAAGAATGGTAGAATTTGTTCTACAATCTGTAATGCATCTTCTGTATTCTTTGATAAGACATACAAACCAAAGTTTATATTGTAAGGAACTGGTGCAAACTGTGTTCTTAAAACTGTATTATCAGATGCATCATGTAGTTTATATTGTTTTAATTTACCAAGTTTTCTTTCTGCATCGTATGTAAGACCTGTAATATCAAATGCAATTCTAGGTAAAGTCATTGCAACTCTAGAATTAGCTGCATCCATGATATCACCTGCTTGGTCTAATCTTGCAATGAACTTTTGTTTAGGCCCATAGGATAGTGGAACTCTTACATTCTGTCCTGTACTTCCATCTGCTTTATCTCTTTGAATATCAATTTCATTGAACATAGTACCAAAAACTGATACTGCCCTTTTGATTGCTTCATGATAGAAATGTGTTTTACCTAACATTCTTTATCCCTTCTACATAGTTTTCTGCAGCGTTCTCTGCATATGATTCACTATGTCCTTTATATACTTCATCTGCAGCCCATACTTTAT